GAAAGAGGGGCACATTTTTGTCAGCAGGGGAGGTTACTTGCCCACGCAGAAGGTTTCAAACACCCGGTCCAGCAGGCGCTCTTCCACGTCGTCGCCGGTGATTTCCGCCAGTGCGCTCTGGGCGGCCTGCAGGTCAATGGCGCACAAATCCACCGTGTAGGCGGAAAGGGTTTCGGCGGCCTGCCGCAGGTGGGCGGCGGCACGGCGGGCGGCTTCCAGATGCCGGGGCTGGGTCAGCGCCAGATGGTCGGACACGGCGGCCTGCTGGGCCAGGAAGTCCTTCAGCGACGCAAGGGTGGCAGGCTCGGCGGCGGAAACGGTGAACACTTCCACATCGGGCAGCACATCGGCAAAATCTGCCGGGGAAAGCACCGGCGTCAGGTCTGATTTGTTCAGCACCACGGCGCACACACGCCCGGAAAGGCTGTTGAGCAGGGTGCGGTCGCTGCCGGAAAGGGGCCGGGAGACGTCAAACACCGCCAGCACCACGTCGGATTCCTCCATTGCCCGGCGGGCACGGGCAACGCCCAGCTGCTCCACCGGGTCGTCGGTGTCGTGCAGCCCGGCGGTGTCCGTGAGGTGAATCACGCTGCCGCCCAGGGTCATTTCGCCGGTCACCATGTCCCGGGTGGTGCCGGGAATGGGCGTCACGATGGCCCTGTCCTCGCCCAAAAGGGCGTTGAGCAGGCTGGACTTGCCCACATTGGGCTGTCCGCACAGGGCGGTGCGCAAGCCGGAGGACAAAATCCGCACGGAGCGCTCGTCGCAGGCGCTTTCAAGGCTATCCGCCAGAGCGGTGATGCGGGGGAGGAGGTCGGCGGCGGATTCTTCCTCGCTGATTTCTTCGGGGTAGTCAATGCAGGCGGCGGCGCCGGCCTGGATGGTGTACAGGTCGTCGGCGGCCTTGCGGATGAAAGCGGACACGCCGCCGGAGAGTTGCCGCATGGCTGCCTGATGGGACTGCTCGCCTCTGGCGGAAATCAGCGCCATGACCGCCTCGGCCTGACTTAAATCAAGCCGCCCGTTGAGGAAGGCACGGCGGGTGAATTCACCGGGGTCGGCCAACCGTGCGCCGTTTTTCAGGCAGAGTTCCAGCAGCTGCTGGGCGATATATCCGCCGCCGTGGAGCTGGATTTCCGCCACATCCTCCCGGGTGTAACTGCGGGGCGCCCGCATGATGACCGCCATGCATTCGTCCAGGCGGCGGGGGCCGTCGGACACAACGCCGTAGGTCAGCAGATGGCTTTGCAGGGCGGTGACTTTCCCGGCGGGGTGGAACAGGGCCATCAGGATGCGCTCTGCCTCGGGGCCGCTGAGGCGCACAATGGACACGCCTCCCTGTCCCGGGGCGGTGGCGATGGCGGCGATGGTGTCGTTCTTCATCATGGTTCTTCCTTTTGCCAGCAGATGGGCTGGTTTCTTCGGCGTCAGGCTGGAAAGCGCCTGCGTATGGCAACATTATACTGCCTTTTGGGGGAACAGGCAAGCCCTTCGCACATTCAGAGGGAGTACCCAAAACACAAAAAAGCCCCCCGCATCGGGGATGCAGGGGGCGGGGTGTGTAAATCAGGTCGGGCATTCAGTGCAGGAACTCGCTGCCGGCAGACTTCCAATCGAATACTGACGAGCCTCATCGGGGCGATGAAACGGGGCAAAGCCCCTGTGCGTCAGTTTTCGTGCGATTTCGTCAGAAATCGCTTCCTGACAGTGACGGAGTGCAAAACTCGCAAAAATGCCTTCAGCACTTTTGCGAAACGTCTTGTACGCCGGGAGTGGTGGGGTCGATCACCACGCCCAGGGCAGTCAGCAGCGTCAGCAGGGCGGACAGGGCGCTCATCACGCCCTCCTGGGTCAGCGCCGGCGCAATGTCAAACAGCGCCAGCAGGTCAAACACAAAGGACACGGCGGCGGAGAAAAGCGCCGTCAGCCATACCTTGTTTTTCATGCGGATTTTCCAGTTGATATTCATGGGCAACTCCTTTTTGTGATGTTTCGTCAGCGGCGGCTTTTCAGGTCCCGCAGATCATGCTGCACTTCGGACATCTGGCCTTCCAGGCGATAAGTGCGCTCGATGAGCTGGTTGTGCCGGCTGACGGTTTCTTCCAGGCGGCGGATGCGATACTGGGTCAGGCGGGACGAGGCAATCACGCCCAGACAACTGCCCAGCAGCGTGCATACGCCGGAAACAACGGCTACGATCAGGTCGGATGACATCAGCCGGACGCCTCCTCCAGCGCCGTCACCCGGTTTTCCAGCCGGGCGATGCGCTCCTGAAGGGCCGTCAGCGTCAGCGGGGTTTCCTGCACTTCCTCTTCAGGTGACAGGAAAGCGGTTTTCATCCACCCGGAATGGGTGTGCCAGGTGATGCGGCTCCAGATGCCGCTGGTTTCGTGAAGGGTCACCGTTTCGCCCACGGGCACACGCACCACCAGTGCGCCATCGGGCGTGCGGCGCAGGTTGACGGTGGAGCCGGTGGCAGCGGTGACAAGGGCATGGCGCAGGGGAGAGGCGTCCTCCTGCTGAATCAGCGTGAGGCGGCCCTTCCACGCCCAGGCGCCCAGGCGGGTATCCCGCCGGATGCCGGGGGTGGTGCAGTGCATGATTTCCAGGGGCGAAACCTGTCTCACCACGCCCACGTGATAATAATCCAGCCGGTCGGGGTGATCGGCATATCGGTCAGGTAGGCTGTAGCCCACATCACCGGGAGACCGGGCCTTGAAAACCACATCGCCCACGGCGAGGTCATCGCTGCCGGTGATGGGCGACAGGGCCCTGATCACATTGCGGGCGGCCCAGTTGCTGCCGTGGATGCCCGGCCAGGTGACGCCGTTTCTTTTCAGCCCGCCGATCAACAGCCCGATGCAGTCGCAGGTGCCGTCGGAGCCGTCGCCGCCCAGGCGATACGTGGGCGCCGAGGCTTCGATCTGGTCCAGCGCCTGAAGCCATGCGGACAGGGATACAGTGCTCACGGCACATTCCTCCTTTCTTTTCCTTCTCAGTACATCAGATGAATGGTGGACGTCCTGTGTGTCATGGGGTTATTCTCCCAGCACACAGGCGGTGCGGGTGGCAGTGACGGCGCCTTCCGCCAGCAGCACGGTGCAGGTCATGGCGCCCTTGGCCACCTGCATACTCAGCAGGAAGCGGCCCGGCACGGCGTAGGCCTGGGCGGGGAGCGTCAGGCAGGCAGCGCCGCCGGAAACCTCGCCGGTCATGGGCAGGGTGGTGCCGTCCGAGCGCTGCATCAGCCCGGAAACGGTGCAGCCCGCCAGGTCGCAGGGCTCGCCGTCATTTGTGAGGTTCACCTTCAGCTGGTGGGCCTGCTGATCGCCCTGAAGAAACAGCGTCCGGATGATCTGCAGCGACAGGCCGCTGGTCATCTCTGTTTCAAAGGTGAGGCAGGTGGGGGTCAGTTCAGTCATGGTTCACCTCCTGGGGCAGTTCCCCTTCGCTGATGAGTTTTTCCAGCGCCTGAATGGACGCCAGCAGGCAGTTCAGGTTGTGTTCGCCGCACACTTCCACCTGATTGAGGGTGCGGCGCATGGCCTTGAGGGTTACGAGCATGGATTCAGTCATGGTCAGTTGCCTCCCAGATATTTGAGGGTCGTGCGGGTCAGACCGCCGGTGCTGTCACGGCTGATGCCGGTGACCACCGTTTTCGAGGCTGCCTGTCCGCTGGTGTTGATGTAATTGATGGTGGACGTCTGCACGCTGTAGGAGGGCATGGTAATGCCCGTGATGGCGGAAACCTCTTTCCACGTCACATCGATGTCTCCCACCACCACGGTGCCGGAAACCACGAAGGTATCCGCCGTCAGCAAGGCAAAATGGGAGTCATTGGTCACCCACAGGTCCTCGGTGTTGATGGTACTGGCCCTGATGACTTCCGCCTTGGTTTCACCGGTGAAAAACTTGCCCACCGCAGTGATGTTGGCGTCCAGCGTCACCTTGTCCGCCTTCAGATCCAGCGTGCTTGTGTGCAGCGTCAGCGTGTCGGTGATGGCCGTCAGATTCTGCGCATGAACAGATACGTCATTGGCAAGGGTGTCGATTCGCTCTGCCTGGGTGCTGATGTCCTCCGCCAGCGTATCAATCCGTCCTGCCTGCGTGGACAAATTGTTGGTCAGCGTGGTGATCTGTCCGGCTTGGGTGTTGATCTTTCCGGCCTGGGTGTTCAGGTTGTTGGTCAGCGTGGTGATGCGCCCGGCTTGGGTGTTGATCTTCCCGGCCTGGGTGTTCAGGTTATTGGTCAGCGTGTCAATGCGCCCGGCTTCTGTCGTGATGCGATTGGCCTGGGTGCTGATGTCCTCGGCCACGGTGTCAATCCGCTGGGCCTGCGTTGTGATGCGCTGCGCTTGTGTGGAAACATCTTCCGCCACAGTGTCAATCCGTTCCGCCTGGGTGGAAATCTCCTTCGCCTGCAGGTCGAGGTCTCTGGTGAGGATGGAGATGTCGTTGGACTGGACGGACATTTCGTCGATGACGGCGTCCAGCGATTCCGCTTGCAGAGTGAGGGTGTCGGTGACCACGTCGATTCGATCAGTGCAGTATTTGAGGCGCTTGCGTACCTTCTGGCGGAACACGGCGGCGGTGACTTCCAGCCCCGACAGGGAAGCACCGGGGTTTGGGGCGTCGTTACACAAAACCACCTGCACCTTGTGGGGGTCGGACACGAGGTCAGGGTACTTCAGGGCGACGATGCGCTGGGTCAGCGAAACGCCCTCTTCCGGCAGGCAGACACGGCACATCCTGCCGGGAGAAAATTCGTCCAGCGGACAGCCCGTCAGGGAAGAAAGGGCGGCTGCATCAATGGTGACGGTCAGGCGGGGATGCTTGTGGGCTTCCAGCCAGGCCCGGGCGAGGGTTTCCTGCTGGGCATAGGTGAGTTCTTCCCGCAGGGTCACTCTGCGGCTGATGACGCCCCAGGCGCTTTGCGTGTCCGCATCGATGGGGGTGGGATAATCCCCCACATACAGCCGGGTGCACAGGGCGGAATCATCCCGGTGAATGGACAGCCCTGTGACGTTGCGGGACAGCCTCGCTTCGCACAGGTCATCGTCGTTTTCGGGGGACATCAGGTGCAGCTTCCAGGGCAGGGACGACTGATCCCACTTCAGGAAGTAACCGGGCAGTTCCTCCATCAGGTCAAACAGGGAGACCAGCAGGTTGCTGCTGTCCCAGGACCAGTGGATGTCCCCGGTGTCAGCGGCGTCCCCCAGGCGCCACAGGGCGTTATCCCCCTGAAGGTCCAGCATCTGCGAGAGAATGTTTTCGGCGGTGGAAAAGGCGCTGCCTTCCCCGGGCATCAGGTGATCAGACAGGGTGCAAAGGCCGTGCTGCATGGTGATTTTGACGCCTGATTCCGGCCCGGCTTCAACACCGCTGATACGGAAGATGCCGGCGCTGCCGTCTGAGGTGTACAGTTCCACGAATTGCCTCAGGGATATCAGCACATTCGTGTCAGGCAGCGTCATCACTGCGGTGGACAGGCCGCTGAGGGTCAGGTTTATCTGCAGGGAGGAGGGCTGCAGGCGGGCGATTTCGTTCATCTGCCCGTCCAGCAGCCGGGGCAAACGCATCATACCCATGCCCCCTTTGCAGATACGGTCACGGCAACGTTCCTTTCACAGGAAACGCTGATGGTCGCCGGAGCACCGCAGGGAATCAGCAGCCAGTCGCTGCTTTGGGGCGTGCGACAGGAGGCTGCATTCCGACCGCCCACGGTCATGGTCATCAGGCCAAGGCTGTCCGGGCCGATGAGCAGTTCCTCGCCGTTTGCCCAGGCGAGGCCTTCCAGCGTGAGGGTCGTCTCGCCGCAGGTGAGGGTCAGGCTGCTGATGGTTCCGCCGGAAGTATTGACAGCATTCACGCTGACAGGCACATGGGCCGACGTGCCCGGCAGGTGCATCGCCGCCGTTTCGCCGCTTAGGAGGGTGAGAGATACCGGGACGATTTCTTCCCACCAAGGGTAGGCGCAGGCAGCGAAGGTCAAAGACAGCGGGTCCGTCCATTTCAGGGAGGACGCCATGGCGGGCAGGGTTTCCGCCTGCACATGGAGCTGCTGATGGGGCCTGTCGCTCACCGTGAGGGTGCTGCCCCGTTGCGCCCAGGCGGATACCTGCATCAGCAGGCGCTTGCGGCGGATGGGGTCGGACTCGTGAATCAGAAAGTGAACGGTGACGGTCAGTTTCTGGCGCAGGGCAGGGGAGGCAAACATCCCGCCGCTGCTCAGCCGGGGGTGGAGGTGCTGCTTCGTTTGCAGCGGGGCTTCCTCCACATCCGTCACATAGATGCGGGGATCCAGGTCCTGCAGGCCGATGCCGTCCAGCCAGACGGCAAATTGCGTTCTCATGCCATGCGCCTCCTTGTCAGGGGATGGGGGAATTCATGCTGCCGGAGGGCAGCCATGGGGAAAATCGGGTTCAATCCGGCACCTCCTGTCAGGAAAAGAAGGCCACCGTCACAGGCAGGGGCAAATCCGTGCCCATGTGGCGGACCTGAAAGGAAAAGGGGAGGGTCGCGGCGCCCTGATCCATCAGCGTCAGCGCAGCGCCTTTGAGATGCAGCGCCTGATGCAGATGGATGCATGCCAGCCCGGCGGAGGTGTCTCCCACCCAGCACACATCCTTCATGGGGAAGGGCACGCACCCCGGGCAGGTCAGGGTGGTGATGCGCCCGGCGGTTTCTTCCTCCCAGCCGGGCAGCAGGCGCAGGAAAGATTCTGCGCCTGAAGAAGTCAGGGTGCCGGAAAGGGTCACGGTCCAGCCGTCGACGAGGGTGTCCCAGGGGGTGGGGGTGCGCTGACCGGCCTCCCCCAGGGAACGAATCTGCGGTACGCAGCGGAATTCCCCCTTGCCGGTGGTCTGTCCCAGGTATTTCTGCGGGTCCTGGATGGCCTGGGCCACCTGTTCCCGCAGTTGTTCCAGGGAAGTGGCGGTGAGGGGAAAATCGGATAAAAAAACGCCTGCACCCAGCGTCAACTGGCTCAGGGTGCGGGCGGTCATCTGATGCAGCAAGGGGCTGCCTCCTTTCCAGTTCGGTTACAGGGTGTAGACATACATCTCCGCCTTCATCTTCATGCCCTGCATTTCTCCGCTGGAAGTGGGCACGGCGAAATTTTGCGCCGGATACACAGCGGCCACCATGCGGTCCTCTTCATCAAGGGGCAAAAGGGCCCCGCCTTCGGGGATGAGCAGCCCCGCGGCGGTGGAAAAATCCAGCCGATTGATGTGGGCGCTTTCGCCGGAAAACCAGCCGGTGAAGGTCAGCGGCGCATGGCTGTTGGGGGCGGGCAGGGCAGGTTCCAGAAGCAGAAAGGGGCAATCAGGGTGAAGAGGCTCTGCACCCCTTACATACACAGGCAGCCCCAGGGGCGCAAAGAAGTCCGTCAGTGCCCGGAACATCCGCTTTACATCCATGAGTCGTTCACCAGCCTTTCCACCGGCACCTGGGCATAGAGGGTGGCGGCGACCTCCGGCGTGCGGAAGTCGCTGGAGGCGGCCATGACCCGAAACAGGGCGCCGTCATGCACCCGGCGGACGATATCGCCGGGGGTGAGGGTCACGTCGTATTCATGCACCAGCGTGGGGGTCACCTTCAGGTGACGGGCGGGGTCTTTCTTTGCGCTGCCGCACACGGCGGTGATGTTCCCCTGAAAGGTCACGCCTTCCGTCCACAGGGTGGAAACGCCGCCCAGGCCGTCGGATGTGGTGCTCTTTTCCAGGTGCACAAAGGGGATGAAATAATCAGTCAGCACTCAGACGTCCACCTCCTGAAACATCCTGCGCCATGGGCGCAGGCGGGAGGCGAAAGCGTCCTCCCACGTCAGGGGCAGACCATCGGGGCGCAGGGCTTCCCGGCGGCTGTAAGCGCCGAAGGATTCCTGGGCGGCGGTGCTTTTGTGGGCGGCTTCCCAGAGGATGATCTCCTCGCACAGGGCGAGGAAATCCCCGGGCGGGGACAGGAGATGGACGCTGCCCGTCCAGTTCCCGTCCGCCATCCCGCCCAAAACGCTGCCCTCCTCCAGGCGGAATACGCCGCGGCAGGCGTTTGAGCCCGTCACGGCGATCCAGCCGTTGGGAGGGAGCGTTTCAGGTCCGGTCAGCACGCCGTCCTTTGCGGTCCACTCACCAGTCAAAACCTGACCGGTCACAAAGTGATTGCGGATGGATCGCATGATGTCGGCAATGCTCAGGGACAAAAGTGACGCCTCCTTTATTCCTTGGTGATGGTGTGGATGTACACACAGTCGGGAATGACGACCTTGGCGCCGCACAGGGACAGGCCCTTCACGCCGTCATCAAAGCCCTTTTCACGGCGATAGGCCTCGATTTCGCTCAGCTGCTGGGCGAAGGTCACGCCGTCGGAGGTCATGGCGATGATTTCATCGCTCAGGTCGCTGCTGATGTAGATGTCAAAGCCCACGGCACGGGCGATACTGCCTTCCGCCAGGCGGGCGTCGGAGATGGCGCCGTTGCCGGTGATGAAGCGGTTGTCCAGCAGCAGCTGACCTTCCACAGAGGGAGGCACAACCAGCTTGCGGCCGACGCGGGGCACGTTCAGGTCGTCCATGGCGGTCTTGATGTTCACCAGCAGCTCATACACGCCGCCTGCGGGGATGGGGCCGGTGGTCTGGGTGCCCGCATGGGTGCGGATGACGCCCAGAATGTAGTCTTCCGTGTCCTCGGCCAGCTTGATGGCGGCGTTGCGCATGGCAGCTTCCATCAGGTCGGTGCGGGCCTGGGCGGCGTCCACGTCGTTGATGTAAAAGTTGTAGTAGGCGGCGTGGTTGATGGTCATGGTGGTGTCAGTGGTGGACAGCTCCTCGGGATCATCGATGTCCACGTTGGGGGTGTAGGGCTTGACGGTGATGTCCGCCAGATTGTTGATGTGCACGGTGTCGCCGTACTTGGTGATGACACCCTCCCAGTTGCGGTTGCACAGGTTGCCGAAAACCAGGGACTTGTGCAGGGACTCCTGCAGACGGGCGGACCAGACCTGGGGAATAAAGCTCAGAACAGACATAAATCTTAGACTCCTTTCGTCAGTGCGGAGCGCACGGCGCTCCAGTTGTTGAGAATATCGGATTCGCTCATGCGGCGAATGTCATCGCAGGTGAGCATCCCCTGGGTGGGGGAAGGCGGTGCGATGGGCGGCGTGGGCAGGCAGGTTTTTCTGGAAAAGAAGTCCCCGTACGCTGCTTTGACGGGGCCGATGAGATCGGCGGTGTTGACGGGCGTGTCTCCTTCAAAGGTGAGGGCGTCGGGGTCAAGGGCGTGCATCAAAAGGGGAATGGCCTTCTCGTTGGCGCCTGCATCCAGCAGGGCAGTGCGCAGATGCGCTTTGGCCTTTTCCTGATGTGCCTGCCGCATGACCTCCTGACGGTAGGCGTCGTATTCCGCCGTCACACGGGCGGATTCATCTGCCATGCGGTCCATCTCGGCGGTCTTTGCGCGGAGTTCTTCCGCCTCTTTGAGCAGTGCGTCGCGTTCCTGGCGGATGTCGTCCACGGTTTTGACATGGGCAGAGATGATTTCTTCAATGGCGGATTCTTCCAGATTCAGTGCTTTGAGTTGCCTGCGGGTCAGTGACATGTGCTTCTGTCTCCTTTCGGTTGAGGGTTAATTGGGGGCGGATGCCAGCAGCGCCGGGATGTCTTCCGGGCGGATGTAGGGATTGAGCTGCAGGGCGGTGCGGCGGTCGATGTCCGGGCGCATGGCGGCGATGTCTGCCACCATCTCGCTTTCGTTGGCGATCCACTGCCGGCGGAAAGATACCGCCGCAGCGGGCAGACCCAGCAGATCAATCAGCCGGCTGATGAATTGGCGCACCTGCCACTCGTAGCGATCCGCCTTCAGGTTGAGGTTGGCGGTGGCGCAGTGGATAGCCACATTGGTCAGGCTGGAGCCGGTGAGGGCGTCCATGTCCAGCGCCATGTAGTCCTGATACAGCTCCTTTTCCAGCAGTTGCAGGGCGGATTGCCTGGCGTGATAGGGCACCTCAATGGTGTGGGGCTCCGCCGTGGCGGCATTGCCCGTGCCGTCGGAGAGATTCGCCACCGCCTTGATGCGGTTGATCTCCTCCAGCATCTCCGCAATGTCGTCGCTGGTGCCGCCGAAGTTGTTCAGCACCCAGTAGACGTCATTGGCCCTGTCCAGGTTGTCGCCAAAGTCGGAGAGGATGTTGTCATAGGCGTCGATCTTCGCCCGGATGGCAGGGGTCAGTTCGCTGCGGCATTCGCTGTTGGCATACAGGGGAATCACCGGCAGGGCGTCGTAATTCTCCTGATGGCAGATTTCCTCGCCCAGAATGTCCTTGCGGGTCTGGATGCGGTAGGCCCGCTTGGGATGGACGATTTGCAGGTCTTTGCCTTCAAGGCGCATCACCGTCACGCCATCCATTTCAAACAGGCGGATGTACATGGGCTTTTCCGGAGCGATCTGCCAGAACTGCACGCCCAGCATCACCTCGCCGGTGATTTCATCCACCAGCGGGAAAAAGCCGGAGTAGGGGTTGCGGGCGGCTTCGATGATCTCCAGATGGTCGCCGTTCCAGTATCCCCAGCAGCAGCCGTGGATGAGGGCCTTTTCCCCCATCAGGGAAAGGCACCGGCCGAAGTCCGGCCCCAGGGCGTCCCGATGCAGGTCGGGGAGAATGGCGCCCTCGGAGAGCAGAAACTGATTCTGCTGGGTGACGAAACGGTAGAAAAAGGCGCTGGGAATCCTGTTTCCCACCACATCCTCGGTGGTCAGGCGCACGCGGCGCCTGCCGGCGGCGTCCCGGCCTTCCATTTTGCGGGCCCTCAAAATCGTCTTGCGGGCCACGGTGGGATTTTCGCCCCGGAAGTAACTGGCGGCATCCAGTGCCGTGGAAAACTCCCTGGAATCCTTGTAGGATTGAATGGCCTTTTCCACCAGGGCGAATTTGTCATCGGCAGCGAGGTAATCCTGCCAGGTGACGAGCGTAAACATGGGTTTCCTCCTTACAATCAGGTCTTGTCCAGCAGCCGCAGTGCGCAGGCGGCGGAATCCGGCGCATCATCATGGGCGGCAAAGGGCGTATAGTCCATCAGCTGGGCGGTGTAATCAGGGTCGGTGCCTTCCAGCAGGGTGACATGGGGCCACCACTTTCGCAGATAGGCGGCAATCTTGGTGGCCTTGGGCATCTGCTCGTGATAGGGCCGCACCAGCGCGCCTTCCCGGCGTAGTTCCCGGGCCAGATACCCCTTGTCGCCGTTAGTTTCCACAAAGATGGGAGCGCACAGGTGCTCATTACAGATGCTGAGGATCTCCGGCATCACGTCATCCACCGGCTTTCGCCACAGTTTGCCCAGCAGAACCACCTCATCTCCCAGACGCTTGGCACAGGTCAGGGCGGTGTAATCCTGTCCGCCGTAGGCCGCATCCACATGGGCGATGCCATCCCGGAGCAGGGAAGCGTCGCTTATGTAGCGGGGCGGCTGGGTCAGCAGGGCGTCTTCCTGGGCGATGTGCTGCAGTTCGTAATTCGCCGCAAACAGCGACGGCGCCATCGCCTGGCGGAGGCGCTGCAGCTCTTCCTGGGTGAGAAGCCCTGTGGTGTAGCAGTCGTAGCGCAGGATGTTGGGCATCAGGGAGATGGCGTCCTGCGGGTGCCACGGCGTGCCGGTGTTGATGATGCGCCCGCCGGGATTGCGGATGTTTTGAAGTTCCTGATACACGCCCTTGATGCGCTCCCTCTCCACGGGGCTGATGCGGTCCTGGAGGTTGACGATGTCATCGGTGATGATGATGTCGGCGTGCTTGCCCGTCAGGGATGACCGGGTGCCCTGTCCCAGCAGCTGCGGCGCACCCCGGACGGGGCAATAGCAGTCCGTCACCACGCAGAACATATCACTTTTACGCAAGCGGACGGCCGTTCCGTAGAGTTTTTCTGACAAGGTGTGGATGGCAGGGCAGGCAATGAGCTGTTTCACCTGCCTGATGACTTCCACCACATCGTCATCGGTCTTGCGCAGAAAAAGAATGTTCTTTGAGGGATACACCAGCATCATGATTACCATGCTCATGGCCAGGCAGGTGGTCTTGTAGCTGCCCCGGTGAGCAAGCAGGGTCATGTCCTCCCGCCCGGTGATCATCAGGCGCATCCAGTCGTTGTGAATGTCGTCCCTAATGAGGCTCAGGCCGCACCACCGTGCCACCTGAGCAGGATGCTCCGCCAGCAGCCGGAGGGCGCGGCGATTCATGGCAGGGGTGGATCGGGCAACTCCGCCATGGCTGCCTCGATCTCCTGGGCGATCTCGGGCCGGACAACGGCGTCTTCCCGGGGCGTCAGAAGACCATAATGCTTGGCGAGGGTTTCAGCAGCCTTCATCTGTTCAGCAGGCTTTTCTCCCCGCATCAGAGCGGTGAAGGTCTCCAACACTTCCTGGGGTGTGGCAATGTCCGTTTTGTTCATCCGATCGTCCGGCATGGGTTTCCTCCTTTCCTGATTTCTCTGCGGAAAACATGGCGTCTCACCTCCAGCCCAACATTTTCCCGCAACAAAAATGCGGCCGGATAAATCCGGTCGCATATCGTTAGGGGAATGTTTGTTCTGTTTTCCACGGTGCCATCATATCACGGTCCATAGGGACAAGTCAAGGACATTCACGGACATGAAGGGAAATGGGGGGACAGCGTGGGACAGGCCGGGACAGGGGAGGAAGCGTGCCTTTCAGCACGTTCCAGTTCCTGCTGAAACTGGTGCTTGAGGCGATTGACGCTCCGGGGAGTAATCAGCAGGAAGTCGGCAATATCCGCCGTGCAGCGGGCCAGCACATAATATTGATGGATGACGGTGAACATCTTCACCTGGGTGATTCTTCCCGTGATGCGGCTGATCTCCGGCGCCAGTCGGGCCAGCTCCGCCCGCTTTCTTGCCGCCATGGCTTCCAGGCCGTCCGCCAGCTGCAGCGCTGCCGCTGCGGGATCATTCGTCCCGGGGAGGGTGTCGGGGCGGAAGGCAGCATAT